CATATGAGCACGGTTCTGAGTTAATCGGGCTTGAGATTCATCAGCGAGACGAAGATATTTTTGATACATCTCGTCCCATACTTCATCACTAATATTATCGAAATCTCTACCAAGCCGTTTCTTTTCAGCAACTAAATATTTAATTCTATCCAGATTTTGTTGACCTAAATAATTACCTTGCTTTTTATATAAGTTATATAATTTTGTATGTTCATTATTTAATTTATTATATATTTTTGTGTGAATGCCTTGAACACTACCGCCAGGAGCCATCTTTTCAATAGATGATATAGCATGTTGAGTCTCGTGCTGGGCAGTACTCTGCATTTCCTTAGCAAAGTCTGGCCCCCTATTCTGAATTTCAATTACGTCGTCAGTTCTATTATAAGAACCTCTTGGGCCAGGATCAAAAAGAGATCGAATTCCAGTATGTCCCATAGGATCATATTGTTCAGAGTACGGGCTATTGATCATACGCTCATCGTGACGAGTAATACCACCTCTACCAACTCTGTCGAGCTCTTGTAGATAAGGATCTGTTCTCATAGTATTTTCATATAAATTTATATCACCAGCACTTTCTTTCCATGCACTTGACTCAAGTTGTCGTTGGGCACTAGCTAATTCGTCACTATCAATATATCGTTCAGCACCATGAGCTTTCTCCCAACGAGGTTTTCCATCAGGATGTTCTAACCACCATTTAGTTCTAGCAAAGATTTGAGCTTCAGTAGCGCCATCTTTCTTCATTCTTTCTGCAAGGTTGAGTTTTGTTATATCAGCACCCTTAGCTCTTAAACCCATTATATAACCTGATTCAGCAGCTCCAGAAGTTCCTTGCTTGAATAAATCTTTAATGCCTTCTTTAGCCATTTTCTTACCGAGAATAGCACCAGGGAAAGCAATTTCCGCTATGTCCATCATTCTAGGGTCTAACTTGCCTCCATGACCAGTAGGCTGGATCATAGACTTACCCCAGGACATTTCATTAAGCATCTCAGGAGCCTGCTGAAAGAGTAGTTCACCCAGGCCGACCTTTCCTCCAATATCAGTAAAAGGTATCTCACCTGATATCGTTACATTATCCATAAAGCTACGCGCTTTACCTGCACCTTTGCCTAGACTGCCTAAAAGACGTTCTATAGATGACTGAGGCTGAGATTCGGCGTAACCGTAACCCATTAGACTATCCCTCTGCGGGCTTCAGATTGATCTATGGGTTTCGTAGTGTATCCACCTATTACTCGATCCCCACCCACGGCTCCCAGGAAAAGATACTGGCAAGCATCTGCGACGTGGGAATACCTACCTTTGTCGGGTTTGTCTTGGAATCGTTCTTGTCCGGAGACTTGCATTCTTTTGTACTTATAGCCTCCAGAGCAAGCTTTTCTAAGCATCTTGGCTTTTGGTCCGAGCATAAATGCTGGACTACCTTTGAAATCGAGCCGTTGCATATAGTCTGCCACTGCTTCTCGACGTATGATAAAATCGTTGGTGTAGGTAGGCCACGCCTCAATCTGTTGATTCCATAAGATTTGGAAGGGTGTGATTTCGTCAGTCTGAGCTCGCTGCTCTCCTGCGGGGTCAGCATAGATTTCGAGCTGGCATCCGCAGTATTCTCTGTTAAGTTTTTCATGTAATAGTTTCCCGAAAGACACTGCACCCATATCGAAGGTGCATAATTCGTCGATTATTTGGAACTGACCAGACGCCGTAATCTGTCCAATAACTGCGGCAGGGGTAAGACCAAAGTCAATTCCCACGTATATTGTACCAGAGCCTGCGAGTGGGAGTTCCTTTGAGGTATGATGGATATCATCTTTATACTCAGGCCAAACCGGTTTACCGTCTGCGATGAAGCCGTATTGCCCGTGAACGTAGACATTTATCCACTCCTGGTCTTTACCTTGAACAATATTGTTATAATAGCCTGGTACTAAATTGCGGAGGTTTTCCGCTTGATCTGATTTCGCCGACGGTTGGTGATAGAGACTGAACCCGCTTGGTTTGGTTTCTTCGAATAGTGTATACCACCAATGGTCAGAATCTGGCGGATTAGAATCGAGGATGATTCCAATCCAAGGTAAGTAAGCCTTAAGTCTGTCGGGAAGGTCGGCAAAGGTACAGTCTCCGTCCATAAGCATATAGACTTCATCTAAGACTTCCTCCGGGATGTCGAATTCGGTAAATGCTGGATATCTCCCAACACGTCCTTGTAACATATCAAGTACTTGCTTCGGGATCTCCCTACCTTCATTGATCCACCCACCAGTAAGTTCAAGGCTAAGGAGTTTCTTGATGTCGTCTGGGCGATCCAACGCTCTAAACAAGACTTCAAGATAGAGTTGCGTGCCGTCATCTAATTTCCTGTCAAGGGTCCACTTCATATCCATGGCTCGATAATGACCAATATCTCTAGGAAACCAATCGAACCAGGTTTGCATAGTGGTATCAATCAATTCTCGATATGTATTACGAATAATTGCCCATCTTGATTTTCGGATACCATCAGGGTATTCATCATTATAAATGATTTTCTGTTCGCAGCTCCGCTTCATTACGTCCGCGCAGCAAGCAACAGATTTCCCGCTTCCGATTGGTCCAATCAAACCTCGAACAAAATCGTCCGAGGCATGAAAGTTCTCCATGGTATAAGAAGGAAGATAGACGACTTCACCCATTTTAATTTATCGTCTTACCAGCTGATTCCTTGCCGAATGAGAAAGAGAATGAGCCTGAAGAATCACCTTCAACTTCGCCCTCAAATTCTTTCGCGAATCTGCGCAGATATGCCATGGCCGCCGCTTGTCCCTGCCTTCCTTTGGTAGATTCAACCAAGTTATCTATGACTGTTTTAACCGTCATCCCGCGCCCATAGGCATAAAATTCCGCGAAGTAAGTCAGCTCAGTATCAGACAAATCTTTCTCACGGATAGAGAGTGTTGCCAAGATTTCTTCCTTGCTCATACCAGCGGCCATCTCTTTGATAGTCATAAGCGTGGTATAATCAAGAATATCCATCTTTGGTACATCACGTGGTAGAGATTTAAGCATTACTTTATCCTTTATTAGGAAACTCTAATATACTTTTGATAGTACCTGAAAAATTCAGGAAAGTCTAGTAATTTCGAAATTTTTTAAAAAATAATTTCAGTGCTTAAGAGAGTCAAAGATGTTCTGAGAGGAAGAACAAGCAGTGGGAAAAAGTGGGAGAATTGTGAGAGCAAGCCCTCAATCTCTTTTCCTTTTTCATTCACCCCCACCCCATGCGATGTTGCGCATTAACAGAGTTAATGATGTAGCTGAATGCTTTGTTCATAAGCCTGGTTAATGATCGAGAACAAAGAGAGAACCAAGCTGAGGTATAGGCTGCGCCTATGTTATCTATAGGCTGCGCCTATGGCTGGACAAGCAGGGGATGGGTGGCGATAGCTATAAGCTATAGATAAAGGACAGTTGATAGTCATTAGCTATTGGATACCCAGGTCGCGAATAGGTAAGTAAGTGTCGCACTTAGGATAGGATAAATTAGACATCTGCGTAAAAAAGGTTTATCCTTACTGCTCGCAGGATGCGGAGAAGGAAGGAAGCGAGGGAGGCGAAGGACTCGCATAGTTTCCGCAGGCAGGAAGGTCAGCTTTGACCGCGCAGAAAATACTAGGGGATAGGGAATCCAGAGGCTAGTACAGGATAGGCGCGATAGCTCGAACCTCTAGCGCGAGCTAGGTATAAAATCCCCTCATGGAACGGGTATACATTTAATACCCTAAACCCGTTAGCAATCCTGTTAGCGGTAATTCCTTACTAGGGAATATATATCATGTCAGAAGCAAAAGAAGTAAACGTACTCCACGGAGTCAAGCGTAGCGAGATAGTTAATCTCGACAAAAACCAGGCGTTCAAATTCATGATGATCGAAAAAGATCTCGAACATGATGTTGCGAACAAAGTCTGGGCTTTATTCGGTACAAAGAATAAAGGCGGAGTTTTTGGTGTCTTCCTCAAGTTTTGCGAGGAAAAGCCACAAACAGCGTACGATCTCGCAGAGTTCGTGATGAGCGATAAAAGCTCACCAAATGAAGTTCGGTGGTTCAATCAGCGGGATTCTATCCGCAAATTAGCGGTAGCGGTATTTGTTAAACTCGGTCAAGAGTTTACCGAAAAGGCCGTTACAGAAGCCCAGGTCAAGAAAATGGAAGCAATCGTTAAAAAGGTTGCGGAAGTTAACAAAGCCAAGAAAGCTGCTAAGGCCAAGTAGATGTTTACGGCGATACTTGTAATCGTCTTAATCATCGCAATTATCTTATTACCGGACTAGTAAATAATAGGGAGCAAGGACGCTCCCGCCAATAGGAAATAGACATGAAAACAGAACAAACCGAAGTAACAGAAACCCTTCAAGTTTGGGCTATTCCGAAAGCATCATGGACTATGGAGCAAGATCCACATCAGCTTCCATTCCGCTATGAAGCGAGAAAGTGAGCATTGTATTTATAGTGCTCATCGTAATGCTGTTGGCTCATATCGCATCAGTATTTTGGTAACAAACCGACCCGTTCAGCCGAGAGGTTGAGCGGGTCTTTTTTTTGTTCCTGGCTGGCCGATGTAGTAGCGCCTGATACTAAATTGACATTATGAAATTTTTCTGTACGTGACTTAAATTGGCATTATTGGTCCAGCCTCACTTATCTCAATTCTAACACTTCCTAATTTAACAACCTCACCTCTGTAAATATGTAGCTGATCTATTAGTACATCATCGGTCCAAAGGCCGGCCTCAGTTAGTGCATCAAGTAGCCCCTTCATATAATTATCCAAATCCCGCTTTCTTCTATCCGGTGGGTACAGATATACCTCCATAAATATTGGCTCATCTATTGTGTCCAGATTAGCAGCCTGAACCATCAAACAGTCCTCTACATCCTGCCGGAACACTCTCACTCTCTTATCCAAATACCGCTGTCCTTGTCTGGTCATCTTATAATAATTATTGATAGTTGGTGGCCAGGGTAAATGTAATACTATATCTTCTGTCATACTCGTTTTACCTCATGTTGTGTTAATAAGGATTATTTTGATTGCATCCTTAGCTAATCCTTAGCTAATCCTTAGATAGATCCTTAGTAAATATATATATATATCATACACTTACGTAAGTTTTAGTCAAAGTAAGGATTAGTTGAGTGTGGGGACAGCCAAGCGAGCACACCCGCGCCGATCCGTCCTAAAATCCTTAAAGTACCTTAAGTTACTGAAATCTATAAGAAAAGACTAAGGATTTACTAAGGATAGCTAAGGACTACTAAGGATTTAGATCCTTAGAAGCTATCCATTCATCATGTGTTCAAAGTCTTTAGTTATCTGATACATCTTTTGTGCTTGTCCCTTATACTCTTTAAGAAGGCCAGCAGTCTCCATATACTGAATAACCTTAATCAATCCATCTACTGGCCTGGATTTAATAACATTATCATCTGCTATTCTACCCAAAGCCGGATTTTTACGGCACACGGCGCGGAGTCCACCAAAAAAGAAGATACCTTGCTTGCTCTGCTTAGCATTAGGTTGGCTAACCTCTTTACTGTACTTCCTTTGTATGAGCTTAATAATACTTTTACCAACAAAACCGCGGGCTAACTCATCCATAACACTATTGGAGGAACCGTCGAAGAACATAGCTAGGCCTGCTATTTCATACTCTATCATAGCCTCAGCCCAGTCTACCGCTTCACGAGTTAGCATGAGTTTCTTTTCATTAATCGCTGTAACTAGTGCAGCATATTTAATCATTTTGACCCAACAACGTCCATACATAGCACTAGCAAGCGGGTCGCTTTCTGATAGACTATTATGCTTATTAGTATATTTCTCGCTTAATAAATGTATCCTTTCTTCCATAGGCCCAAACTCTATATTCCAAACATCATGTACTTCAGCCGTCTGAGCAGAATAACAATCATGCACAAGCTCCTTAATCCTGTCCTTAACAGATTGAGGTATAATAGATTGATATGCATTAAAGTTCAGCGGAGGTCTGTCACCAAATATCCTAAATATACTCTGCCGAGGTAATGAACCATTTTCCAGACTACCAGAATTATGAATAACATCTATTAAAGTCTCTGGCGTACTCTCATATATAATACTCATGGCCGGAGAAGATAAAGCGGGAATGCAGTCTTCTTGTTTACTATACGTTTCACCCATAGTATACTGACCAGCTCCACTTCGTCCATAAGCATTAAGTAGCATCCTAGTAATGCCCTTAGTATCTCCAGCAGTACTCTGCATCAATAGTCCCGCTTCTGATAAGATATTGATCTGGCTTCTAGCTGGTATCATCTGATTGATAATACCTTTTGGCCCAGTGAATCTACCCGAGCCAAGATGAGTAATAGCTTTAGTACTATCATTTAAACTATAAAATAGTTTCTGTATAAACGTAGGTATAGCATCCTTACCTGTACCAGTCTTAGCAACAAGTAGTGTATATGTATTTAGGCCGGTTCCATGTATATTAAACTTACGGCCACAAATTCCGCTTAAGACTCCTATTGTACTTACTATTGCAATCTCCTTGCGCGGATGATTAGCGGCATCTAGAGCAGCCTTTGCTAACTCTCCCATAAGACCAGGAGGCCAGGGCATATCACCTATATCAACCTTTTCATCTATTATATCAGGAAGATCAACACTTCTATCTTCAGCGCCATTCCATGACCTTTCCAGTTCCTCTCTACTAAACCTATTCTTGATCCTATCATTATTCATTTCTTCAGGTATAGCAACGGCCATGCCCATCAGAACCTGGATTGCTGTCTCTTTAGGTAATCCGTCCCGTTTCCAGCCCAACATGCGTTTATTTATAGCTTGGTGCAGTCCGTGACCACCACTCTTAATAATCTCATTTATATCTTCTTCAGTCTGATGCGAGGATAGCTCAGTCAGGTTGCCATTACTAGCCTTCTCAGGCTTACTTTCCATACTAGGAGGAAATGCTTCTACTAACTCTCCCCAACTGTATCTCTGCCCTTTGCCGGCAGCAGTTACCTTAAACGGTGCAGTTGGATCTTTAAGATGATTATAACCAGGAAGTCTTAATACTCTGGTAAGATCCTTAGCATTATCATCTCCATTATATTTAGCAATCAGCCCTCTTTGTACTAAGTTCCATGTCTCTAGATCGTCTGTCATTCCATCTATCAGCCAATAGTAATGATACTTACCTGGGCTGCTATTTACAATAAGACTTGGCACAAGCGGGAAATCACTCAACGGTGCGGCTTGCGGGTCATCAGCATCCATAAATACAGCGCGTGCCGCGGTAACCATTTTCTTAGTTCGATGCCGGCCAGGATCTTTCGCCCTGTCTAAAAGATTAACCGTAAAATATATTGCTCGATCTTTATTTTCTTTTCTTAATTTGATCCTATTATATCCATCGTGATGATGCCAAGGTGTGCCATCTACTTCCAAGTTTGTCATAAAGATTGTATGCCCAGGGAAGTAGCTAAGGAACTTCTTTGTTTCCATATTCTGTAGTCCTATGTTTAGGTTAAATGTCGAGGGACGTACTATTGTAACTCATCCAAATATAGATAGCTAATTAATTTTAACTATCGATTTTTACGTTTCAATAGTTAAATACTATTAGACAGCCAAGCCTTAATAATATACAATAGACTGTACTTAAAACGAAAAAGGAAAAGCAACGAAGATTAACAATTTAGCCATTAAATTTACTTATACCCCTATAAAGACACTCTATTCGCTATTCGCGCAAGATAGGAGTATAATTGTAGTGTAGGTTAAGTTTAAGTTGCATTTTAACTTACATTAATTCTCTCACTAAGGAGTAAATGTTATGTACGAAGTCTGGAACAACGGAGTTTTGGAAGTAACTACTGATAGCTTAGAGATCGCAAAACGATTCCTCAGCTTTTATAAAGGTCGCTCTTATATTCAATATACCGCAGAAGGAATAAGGGAGTATTGTCATGCCGCGTAAACTCAGTAATAAGCTCAAAGTAAGTATCCATAAAGACGAGCCGTCAGCGGCTAACTCTTATATGTTATCTAACGATAAAGGATATATTTGTGGTGGTAACGCTATGATCTTTATCCCTAATGCATTTATGACTAAGATCTGTTATCCTACTCGCTTTAAATCTCGCCGCTCAGCAGAATCCATGATCTCACTACTACAAGGTAAAATATAATGAAAACTATTGAAATCAATATGACTCTTAAAAAGTCAACTAAAGGAACCCATGTTTATGAATGTGAAGGTTCCGCTGTCCCTACTATCTATATTCGCAAGGAAGCCTTTGATGGAGAAACTCCTGAGAAGATTTTCCTAACCATCGAAGATAACTCGGAGAAAAGATAATGATTGCATCCTCTGATGGATATACGGCCTTCCTAAACGAAATAGACAGCTATCTGATGGCTAACTTCGGGATGACACATCGGGATTTTGAGGATTATAACTGGAAGGACGAGTTTGATTCCGAGGTTCCTGCTGAAGACGCTTTCGAGGAATGGAGAATCCATACTGAAGAAGGTACTCGCTCTCCGGCTAATATGTAGTTTTGTTAACTTTAAGCCGCTTCGATGTTGAGGCGGTTTATGGGTAATAAAGCCAACTACTAGGAGCATAATAATGCAAGTATATTACACTACAATTAACGGCGAACGCTCAGGTCGTGCAAGCCGTGCTTTTCGCGATCAAGCGAAAGCAGTTGAGTTAGCCCAGGTTCAAAACGGAAAGGCTGAAGCTATGGGTCTTGACGTTCGTTACACCTATGTTGATGGTGACGAAGCTGACTTTGATCGTAAAGATATTCGTTAGTAATTAACATGGAGCTTGGCCAGAACCAAGTGAAGTCCGGTCTGTCCCACTTAGCTTAACCCGCTTTGACGACCGGCATTTTTTCAACTACTAGGTAACAATTATGACTATTGAAATAGAACATGATCTGCTTGAAGAGCATAGGCTCATAGCTATTGAGCTTAAAGAGATCAAAGCTAGAGAACTTGACCTCCGGGCCAAGATTACCGATGTGCTTCTAGAAGGTTTAGATACAGGTACTCATAACTTCATCCTTCATGATCTTCATGTGAAGGCAGTTAAAGGCGTATCTCATTCTTTTGACCAGGAAACTATCAGCGAGTTAGTTGATAACGGTGATCTATCCAACTGGGAGCTTGGTCTCTTAAGGACAAAGTATGAGCTTAGGCTAGCTGACTACAAGATAGCTAACTTTCCAGTAGATGTCCTGGAACAGGCTCTTATTGTTAAGCCCTCCCTTCCAACTCTTTTAATTACATTAGGAGAATAATATGAACTTCACATTTACAATTATGGCTCATGGCTTCGATAAAGCAGCCAAATTAGAAGCATCACTTAAAGAACTTGGCATACCTTATGATGTAAGTATGGCTAAACCAGTTAATGGCAAAAGAACCCGTAAGCCCAGAGCTGTTATTGATAAGCTCAAGCTTGGCGTTATCCTCTCCGCTATTGATAAGCACCCGACTTGGAACGCTACGCATATAAGTAAAGATTGCGGTGTAGGAAGGAGTACAGTTGAGCGTATCATGGCTGGAAAGCATGTTCTTCAACAACCGGCAACGGAGATACGATAATGAGACTTGTATACAAAGAAACGCAAGATGAAGTTCAGCTAGGTGATATGGTTACCTTATCAGATGGCCAAGAGGTTGAAGTAACATATTTCAGAAAGCCTCACAAGCCTGGCTCTAGCGGAAAGGTTTCAGTTAATTCAAAGTTTGATCGTATAGGCTGCGAGTTTTTCGTTGGTGTTATAGGTGCCGAATGGATTGACAGGGAAGATCTGCCGAAGGAAACTCTGTAATGGCGATTAAGATACTCAGTACTAAGGACGTCCATACGAACGGGATCAAACTCGTTCTGTATGGAGCGTCCGGCACAGGTAAAACAAGGATGGGTGCTACGGCACCTAATCCTGTTTTTATATCTGCTGAGAAGGGGCTTCTGTCCCTTGCTCATCTGGATATACCATATCTTGAGGTAAAGACTCTGAAGTCACTAGATGAAGCCTACAATTATGTAGTTAAATCTGAGTTCGAAACTATAGTCATAGACTCACTCTCAGAAGTAACGCAGAATATCCTGGATCAGACTAAAAAGACTATGATATCTGAATCGAGTAGCGGAAAGATAGATGCTCGTCAGGCGTATGGTAAGATAGCTGAATCAGTAGGTAACATGATAAGGAACTTCCGCGATATCGATGGAAAGAATGTAGTGTTCATAGCAAAGGAACGTAAGGTAGAAGATGAGAGCAGCGGAGTTATTACATTCGAGGCATATTTGCCTGGCCGTGTATTACCTTTCGATTTGCCCTACTTAGTTGATGAGGTTCTCTGCTTACAGATAGATCGTAAAGGTGAAAGATTCTTACAAACTCAGCCAGATAGGAAGCGTGTTTGTAAAGATCGCTCTGATCAGCTAAGTGAGTTCGAACGTCCTGATTTAACCAAGATTTTTAACAAGATAAAAGGAGTAAAATAATGGAACATCAATGGCCAGCAACAAATAGAACAATAACGATAGAAGAAGGAGATTATGTAGCAGAATTAAGGACTATTAATCCAGGTGGCGCTATGATATTTATGGTCCCAAATGTTGGGCTAATAAAAGGTGCTTCGAATACTGAGTTTTTTGAAAGAAAGAAACTTACTAAGCTAATAAATGAGTTTGGTGCTCATGCAGACACTAAGGAAGAAACATTGGAATTAGCAGAGCAGCTAATTGGTACATTAATGTGGGTTGAATGTAGAGACTATGGAAAGTTTGTAGACATTCAGGATTTCAGAAGAATCTATTAGGAAAGGGGTCGTGTGCTCCACCAGTGTCCACCTCCCGTACGATCTCGAAATAGCTAGGGGATAGTATACCTTGAATCGAGATCGTCGCTTAGGTGGACACCTACGAGGTCTCAAAAGCAAGCAATTAGGTGAATAACGCTACCTTAAAGTGCGTTAAAATTTTTGGAGAAAATAAAATGGCAGAACTACCTGGCGTATTTAACGCAAAGGAAAATGAGAAGATGGGTGGGTTTGATCCCGTTCCAGCTGGTTGGTATATAGCAGAAGTAGTTAAATCTGAGATGAAAAATACCGCTGCTAAGACTGGCAAATACCTGAACCTTCAGTGGAAGATTACTCAGGGTGAGTATAAAGGGCGTATGTTCTTTACTCTCATGAACCTGGTCAACAAAAACCCGATAGCAGTAGAGATTGCTCAAAAGGAATTGGCATCAGTCTGTGAAGCAATGGAGATTGATGAGCTTGAGGATTCAGTGGAGCTTCATGATATTGAAATTGGCGTTCGCTTGTCAGTAAAGGCTGGTGATGCTAACTGGCCACCAAAGAATGAAGCTAAAGGATATAAGCCTGCTTCTGAGGTTGAAACTGAAGACGAGGAGGGTGACAAATTCCTGGATGAAGCTTCTTAGGAATCTATTGCCATGGACGGCCTAATTGAATTCCCTGCTGTACAGGGGTTACACGGCGCCCTCTGGGCTGTACAGCAGATTACCTAGTGACTCAGAGGGCGCCACCAAATTAGAGGATGTTATGGCTAAAATACCAAAACAAGATACGTTAAAAGAGTTCTTTGAAGAGGGGCTTGTATTACAAGACTTCCGGCCATACATAGGTATGTCCAGTTTAATGAGTGCATGCAAGAGACGCATCTGGTATGACTTCCGCTGGTCATGCGACCGTTATATAGACAAGCGCATAGCTCGTATATTTGAGCGAGGCAACCTGGAAGAAGAAAGGGTTGTTCGTGATCTACAGGCAGCCGGCCTAAAGGTAACTGATGCCCTAGATGAACAAGTAGAACTAGTTGATGATACTGGTCATATCAAAGGTCACCCTGATGGTAAGGTATCTAAGCTGCCTAATGCTCCGGTCAAAATTCACTGTCTGGAGATAAAAACTAAAAAGGCCAGCCTTTATGCTAAGTACCTCAAAGAAGGTTTGGAGAAGAGTGATCCAGCTTACTGGGGTCAGATTCATACCTATATGGGAGAGCAGAAACTAACAAGAGCACTCTTCATAGTTACTAACAAAGACACAGAGGAGCGGGACTATAAGCGAATAGAGTATGATGCTACCGTCCATCGAGACTGTATGAGTATAGGGATGGATGTCCTGACCTCAGAAGCTCCACCAAAGAAGATTGGAACTCATACTTGGTTCGAATGTAAGATGTGCTCGAACATGGGTATCTGCCATAAGGATGAATCAATCAAACGTACCTGTCGTTCTTGTAAGCACGTTAATATTGAGATGGAAGGCAAGTGGTCTTGCGGATATCATGATGATTTAATCTTGATGCCGGCTAATCAAATGGCAGCTTGTCCTGATTATGAACTAGATGAGGTATTTTTACAATGACTGCAGTATTATTGACATTAATAGGGGCTACAATCTTTTGGGTTGTATTTAAAATTATCTTATATATTTGGTGGAAATTATCATGAATAACACCGACGAGCTGATAAAACATTCTTACGGATGCGGGGCTATTGGATTCCAGAACGCGCCTAACAAGGATAACAGGTGCACATGTGGAGCAACAATTGAAGCCCTGCAAGCCAAGCTACGGGAGCAGCATCGGACTTGTGAAGAGGGTCGTCTTGCCCTCGAAGCACTGCAATCCAAGGTCGATAAACTGGAAAATGAGTTATCAGAAGTGAAACGGATTACGGGGTATTTTGCACCATAATGTTTAAACTCCGTCCTTATCAAGAGCCTGTTGCTGATCTAGTCTTCGCTTATATGAAGGAGAAGAAAGGGCATCCACTAGTTGCTATTCCTACGGGTGGTGGCAAGACAGTGATCCTGGCAGAGCTGATAAAAGAATCTATCAAAAGATGGCCTAGCACTAAGGTTTTGATCCTATCCCATGTTAAAGAGATACTATATCAAAATTATGATGCAATTGAGAAGCACACACAAATGTCAATTGGGATGTATTCGGCAGGAGTAGGCAAGCGAGAGATAGAGCAGGTAACTGTAGCTGGTATACAGTCTGTCTTTCGTAAGCCTGAGCTATTCGCAGACTTTGATTTAATTATCATAGACGAATGCCATCGTATACCTCTTGGTGATGATACTATGTATTTAAAGTTCTTTGCTGGTTTAAAGAATCCTAAATACTTCGGACTAACTGCAACTCCATATAGACTCGGAAGCGGCCTAATATACGGTGATGAAGAGAAGCATCTATTTTCTCATTTAATATACGACTTAACAAGTAAAGAAAAATTTAATAAGCTCATAGAAGATGGTTATCTCTGTGACCTTAAAGTACAAGCTACGAATATGGAACTTGATCCTGATGGTGTTAAGACGACTGCGGGAGACTACGACAACAAGGAGCTTTCTGAGAAGTTTGATGTCAAGATGATTACTAAGCTAGCAGTCAAAGAGATAATTAAATCAGGAGCTGCTTACAAGAAGTGGCTCGTATTTGCAATAGATATAGAACATGCTGAAAATATAGCAGAGGAGTTAGCAAAAAATGATATCCCGACTATGGTCATCCATTCTAAGATGGAGTTTGATCGTGATACTGTTATTAGGCATTATAAGCTCGGTACTTTTAGAGCTATTGTTAATGTCAATGTCCTTACTACTGGATTTGACGATCCAGAAATTGATCTCATTGCTCTCCTCAGGCCTACTAAAAGCCCGGTTATTCATGTACAAACAATTGGACGAGGACTTCGGATCGCGGATGGCAAAGATCACTGCCTCATTCTTGACTTCGCGGGAAATACCGAAAGACTAGGCCCAATAAACGACATACGCATTAAGAAGAAGGGCAAAGGTCAGAAAGGTGGCGAAGCAATAACAAAGAGATGCCCAGAGTGTAATACCATACACGCTCCCGCTGTCCGTATCTGCCCTCACTGTGGCTATAAGTTTGAGTTCAAAAGTAACCTTGCTGCTAAGTCTGGCAGTATAGAAGTCATAGCTAAGAAAACAAAACCCTGGGTTAAAGTAGATAAGGTAACATATGCTATTCATCAAAAGAGAAACTCCCCAGATATGATTAAAGTTAGTTATCACTGTGGATTAAGGATGTTTCAAGAATATATATGTATACAGCACAAGCAAGGATCTTGGGCACATCGAAGAGCTGTTAACTGGCTACAATATCGAGGACTGGAAGATGCGAGATATGCTGACGTTCATGCTGTCATGGATAAATCTCATATGATAAATACACCAAAACAAGTTAAGTTAGACAAGAATGGTAAATATACTAATATTGTTGATTATAGTTTTTGAAGTTGGCTATAAGTTTTACTTATATCGTTATAAGAAAACGCTATAGCCAGAACAAGATTTTACTTTACTTTTACACTAAAAAGAGTAAAATACACGGGTATCTTAAATAAAGAGATACCAATTTTTCAACTACTGGAGCAGTAAAGAAATGGCAAAAGCACAAGAAGCAACTGAAGTAACCGAATCAGCTGATGAGATCAGTGAAATTCTCAATTCATTTAATGCCGGTGTCGATTCTGACAAAGGTGAAGATGAAGTGAAGATGGATATGATCGGAGCTGGAGCTACGTTTAAGAACGTAACTCGTTTGTATAACCAGTACATGATTGACACTGGTCGCTCAATGTCCAAAGAAGCGAAAACCACTCTCCTGGATGACAACCTTAATGATGCTCCCCTGGATACAGAAGAAGGGTTTAAGGCAGCAGTAGCTGTTGTAGTCAAGAAAGGCAAGAACGTTACGGATGGTTCAGCAGCCTCATTGATTCGTGCCTGGGCGAAAAAGAATGAAACTGAGTGCTACAAAGCTCCGGCTTCTGAAGGTACTCGTAACCCATTCGTTCCGAACTATCACAAGGCACTTATTGCTAATCCTGCAATGACCGAGCAAGGATTGAAGGACGTGATTGAAGCCCTGGAAAAAGATGAGTGGAAAGTTAATCCTACTCGCTGGTTCAATCAGCAAAACGCTATCCGTAAGATGGTAAATGCGGTTAACGCCAAGCTGACTGGAGCAGAAGCAGAAGCAGCATAACACCCGGTCAAGGTGAGTCCTTTAGAGGTGTGGACAAAAATACAACCTCAGAATGGGTGGGAATCCCTACTGGGACACCGGTGTTTATGTGGAGTTTTCCCCGGTGCTCCCAGTTCATCTTCCGCCTAGGTAAGCTCACGGGAAACTGCCTTTGCACCTAAGCATGTGCAAGAGATAAACTGCTCTTTTACTGGAGGCATTATGCCCAATAAAACACCGATGGATACTCAAGTTGGAGGTGGTCACTATAAAGATATGGCCATACAGCCGTTTGAGTATTGTATGAAGAACAAAATGAATGCCGGACAATCATCCGCGATCAAGTATATCTCACGCTATCCTTTCAAGCACGGGAAGGAAGATTTAGAAAAAGCAATCCACATCCTTCAAATGACCATTCAACTGGAGTATCCTGAATGAATATAATTGTATTTGATACAGAGACTACAGGCCTATTACAGCCTGAAAACTCTGATTTAATTATGCAACCTAAGATCACAGAGATCTATGCAGTTAAGATTAATGAAGAGTTCGAAATGTTAGATGAGTATAGTCAGCTGATTAATGTAGGTGAGCCGTTGACTAAGGAGATAATCAGAATAACTGGAATCACTGATGATATGCTAAAGAACGAACCTCCATTTGTAGAAGTCGCAGATGATATTATGAACTTCTTTGAGGATTCAACTTTAGCAGTAGGCCATAATCTAGCGTTTGATAATGGAATGTTAGATGTAGAGTACAAGCGGATAGATAGAGCAAGGCCAATCCTTATGCATAACCTTTGTACAGTAGAGGCTACTATGGGTATGACTGGGCATCGCCTATCCTTGACCCGCTTGCACTGGATGCTAATGCAAGAACAGTTCAAGGCTCACAGAGCTAAGGATGATGTATTTGCCTTAGTCCGTTGCCTTCACCAACTTACTGAAAAGGGGATTGTCAAGTTCAATGAATATAAAGAAAATTAATTTAAAAGGAGTTGGTGATAATGACGGATATTTCGAATATACATTTCCTATTATCAAAAGCGAGCTTCAGAAAAAATTAGAACGACAAGGCTGTGCTTTTAAAGGGCAAGAATTATTAGCTAATCATGAAGCTGATCCAGAAAAACCTTGTTATTGTGGAAGACCAAATGAATATAATTCAGACTGAGTATTCCTTTAAGCAAGTCTTTTATCACCTGGAGCAAGCCATTGATGATTCTATTAATTCTGGCCATGATAGCATTTGCATTATGGATAACACGACCTTCGGTTATGTCAAATTCGAGAAGATCTGCCGGGAGAAGGGCATTCGACCCATATTTGGACTTAGAGCCATTATGTGCGATACCCAGCTTAAGACCCGCTCAAAATACGAAACGTGTAATGAATCGGAGGAAGTCTATTTAATAGCAACTTCTCAAAGAGGTATCTCTGAGCTTTATAAGATTTATACAAAGAGTACAGAGCAGAAGTATTACTTCAATCGTATCTATCCAGAGAATCTGGAGGGGACTAATCTATATGTTATATCCAATAAGTTTCCAGCTAATTGTAAGAGAGACGATATTTGTATTCCGTTCGCTAAGTATTCCAGCCCTGATCATATATCTACTTATCAGTGTATCTCTGGGTCACGTGGAGTTCCAACTCGCGAAGAACAATACCTTAGTGATCTGGGTTTACTCAGATATTGGACTCCCTCGCAGATAGACAAGAAGAATGCTATCCCTCATATTATTGATGATTACGAGCTTCCAAGAGCAGGGATGATCAAGTACAATGGAAAACGTAACTTTATGTTAGCTTGCTGGAGTGGCTTTACTGAATTAGGATTTGATGAAGATGGTGAATATGGTGATCGCCTTAGTTATGAAATAGATATGATCATGAGCAAGAACTTTCAAGATTACTTCCTAATCGTATCAGATATGATAACAAAGGCCAGAGAAACTATGATTACTGGCCCTGGCCGGGGCTCATCAGGAGGTTCTCTTGTATGCTATTGTTTGGGTATTACTAATATTGACCCGCTCAGGTTCGGTCTTATCTTCGAGAGATTCATTGATATTAACAGGAGTGATTTCCCTGATATTGATACCGATTATCCAGATACAACCCGGCCAGAGGTTCTAAAACAGGTAGCTAGGCAATATAAATCAGCTGCTCAGCTTTGTACCATTACTACCTATCAGCCTAAGACTGTAATCAATGACTTTGCTAAAGAGTATCATATCCCGGCCTATGAACTGAATGAGCTTAAAGACTCTATAATTGAACGTAGTTCAGGGGATGCTCGTGCTAAGGCTTGTCTAGCTGATACATTCGAAGGTACAGAGATAGGAAAGAAATTCCTGGAACAGCACCCATATATGATATCAACCACACCAGCGGAAGCCCACGCCAGGCACTCTGGAAAACATCCCGCTGGTATTATCGTTCTTGATGAGGATATTAATCACTATGCAGCCTATGATCATAATTCTAATAACATCTGTATGGAGTATGCTGATGCTGAATCCATAGGTCTTCTGAAGATAGATGTCTTAGGATTGCGAACTCTATCAGTTATACAAAATTGCTTAGAACTATCTGGAGTAGATATAAATGAAATATATACTATTGATTTGGAAGATAGCAACGTACTCGATGTTTTTAATACTATGGACATGTCTGATATTTTCCAATTCGACGGTGACGCTATTCGAATGGTCAATAGCCGTATATGTGTCAGTAATTTTTCTGATTTGGCGGCTATCACCGCTTTGGGTAGACCAGGCGCACTTAACTCAGGAGGAACGAACCGATACATTAAGGTTGCTTCTGGTGAAGAAGAACCAATCTATTATGGAGAACTCTACGAAAGAGTAACTAAGCCAACCCACGGGATTGTAGTCTATCAAGAGCAGACCATGCTCTTACTTAAGGAATACGGTGATCTATCCTGGAATGATGTTAATATCATGAGAAGGATTATATCCAAATCTAGAGGCAAGGAATTCTTCTCCAAGTATATGGACAAGTTTATAGCTGGAGCAATTAAGCTTGGTCACGCTAAGGATGAAGATGAGGCAATGATAGTCTGGACTGCTGTATCAGAGATGGGGTCTTACGCTTTTAATAAATCCCACGCAGTAGGTTACGCTATGATCTCTTATTGGTGTGCTCACTGTAAGCTCGAATATCCGCTTAACTGGTTAGCATCTAATCTTAATAATGCTAAGGACTCCGGCCATGGGCTCAGAATGCTTCGTAAGTACGTCGAGATACATCCTGAGTTAGAGTATGTTCCGGTCGATCCAGATACTTCTGAGATAGGTTGGACAATCCAGGATGGAGTTCTAATAGGTGGCCTAACCAATATCCACGGGATAGCAGAGATAAAAGCCAAGGAGCTTATAAACAAGCGAGAGATGGGGATTATGCCAACTCCGGCTATGTTCGAGAAGCTATGTAACCCGATTACAGATTATGATGAGCTTTACCCTATGGCTAAGAACTATAAGCATATCTATGACAAGTGGGATATAACAAAGATAGAAGATCTATCCCCAGGAGCATTAGCTGTTACTATAGGTCGGCTTACCATGAAGGATCTGCGTGACCGGAATGATGTTCAGTCTCTTATGAAGAGAGGAGGCAAGCGGGTAGAGGAAAATACACATTATCTTAACTTGATTATCGAAGATGATACAGGAGCAATTAAGTGTACATTAGCACCTTTCGATATGGATCAGCTAGAAGGATTAAGACTCGCGGAAGAATTAGTTGTTGGGTCTGTTGTAGCTGTCCATGGTCAAATCCGGGAGGGTTGGCAAACTATATCAATTAAAGGGGTTAGCCCCATAGAGGATTTATGATTGAGCTACGTTGGTTTAATAAAGAGCATTATCATGCTGTTAGTGATGGCCCTTATGATACTGCTAGAGCGGAGACGATTAGCAAAAGAGTTTTACAGATTAGACAAATCAAATGGAGAGTTGATGCGTCAGGAGCTGTAAATGTATTCCCTGCTCCAATAGAATGGACAGAGTGGGAAGATGTTCCTGAGGTATTTATATGAAGATCTTTAAATTCATTAATGATATGTCCAACGTAAGACGTTGGTCTCACGCCTATTGCCATAAGGAGGAAAGTGTGCTAGAACATACAGCTGTAGTATCAATCCTAGCTTTAGCCATGGGATCAGAAGTAGGAGCGGATATGGCTACTTTACTGGAAAAGGCTTTGCTTCATGATATGGAGGAGGTTATCACAGGAGATATACCAAATCCTACTAAGTATCATAATCCAAAAATAACTAAAAAAATAAAACAGTTTGAGGATATTGCTGCCTCTGAAGTTGCTGATAAATATTTTGGAGAATGGGCTAAGGCAACTTGGGCTTGTTCTAAAGATGGTACATTAGAAGGTGAGATTATAAGAATAGCTGATATAGGTGCAGTAGCATATAAAATTCAGCAGGAGATTGCCCTTGGGAATAATTCATTTTCAAAATATGAAGAAAATGTTTGGAACTCTCTCCATGATATAAAGTATAATTTAAAGAATGATTGTTTATTAATCTATATTCATGATATTATGGATATTGTAACAGGAGCAAAAAGTGAAAACAGCTAAACCACATGTTAAATTAATTACACTGATGGATGGAAGGGAATCCGCATGGATGGCAAGTAGACCAAAGTTCTCAAAGGAGAACCTACATCTAGGAGAAATTGGAAAGATGGATTTGAGCTTAAACTCAATGAAGGCTTATACCCTGGAGTTCCGCTCAAGTTCGTTCTTCCGTGATCTAGTCTTCTCTCTGCGTCCAATCTCTGGATGGGCTTTATCAATCCGATCTATGCCTATTAGCAGAGATACCTTACGAACTAGTGAGGAGTTTAGACATCTACACGATGATGATAAGCAGATAGATGATATGCTAGTATATTTGGAGGAAGGAGGCGAGAGGGATAATGTACGTGGGATGCTACGTATGTCAATATCAACCGTCTATACAGTTACTCTAGATCACAGGGTTCTACTTGGATTCTGTAAGGCTATGGATAGATTAAACCGTGATCTTTTTAATATATATGGAGTTCTTATTCTTAATGCAGTCAATGGATGGGATGATTACGATTCTTGTAATTACGCCGATGTAGGTAAGTACTATGAAATTAATGATGATGAGCGTCAAGGAGGTGAAAGAACAGAGAGAGTTGGAGGGATGATATTTGGTTATTATAATATGAAGGTCGCCTTAGCATCTCAATTTTTACGTCAGCATTACTCTAAGATCAAGATTGGCTTTTGGAATAAGATACCAAACTATTTCAATGAGTCTATCTCTCAGTCTGATAATATAGAAGTTGCCTTCTATATAGATAAGCAATCATACGCAGGGTTGATGTCTCTCCGCTCGCATTGGGTCATAGATTGGTCTATGGATATGTGGGGAGGAATTGTATCTGATTATATAAAGGGTATGCCTACAGAAGATTTCTGGGAGTTTATCCCAAATGGAGCTGGCAAAGAAGACCCTTACTATGCCGATGTTTACAATAGAATACTAGGTGAAGATCCAGGGCTACCTTGCCCAATCATGTGTCAATGGCCGGAAATGCTTGATAGGAAGAAAAAGCAAGTTGGAGACTCTCCTCTTATACAGAAGTATTACGATCTATTTGCAGAAGGATATGTATTAGATAATCCTGATAATGAAAACCGTGTGAAGTATCTTAAACTACAGGAGGAACAAATATGTACTATATAGCCGCACCAATATTTAAGCCCGAGCATATCACAACCGTTAAAGCAATAGAGGATCTTTTGGATCGTCTAGGCAAAAAGTACTTCAGTCCTAGAGAATATGGAGTTATTGCTAATGAAGCTATGACTCCTGAAAGAATGGAACGCATATATGATATGAATATTTTAATGCTAATCCAGTGTGATATAATGATAGCCGTAATAGATGACAAGGATGCTGGTACAGTATTTGAAATGGGATTTTTTGCTGCTAAACAAGTAGAATACTATCCTCAGGAACGACATCTTATTATAACTTATTCTGCCAATGATCATGGAGTTAATGTAATGTTAAAGCATGCTACCGGAGCACATTGTAAGAACATGAAGCAGCTCAATCTAGCAATAGAAGGTGAAGGTCATGTTGATCTGGAGGTATTAGAATGAACGAAACAATTCTATATATGAAAGACAATAAGGGCACTATGCGCGAATGGGGAATCTCCGCTGATGGGGATATGATCACTATGCGCTTCGGGCAAATGGGTGGATCAATGCAATATCGGACTGAGCAGGTAAATGAGGGTAAGCAGTCTAGAGATATCGAGGAGCAAGTACAGTCACGCATCGATAGCCGGATCTCTAAACAAATGGATAGAGGATATATCTATAGCTTTGATGAAGCATTCCTCCGGCCTCATGCTCTAAATGCTTTAGGTCTTCGTAAGCCTATGTTAGCCCAGAAGATTGATAATGTCAAGAATATTGATTATACCGATGCAATTGCTCAGCCTAAGTTCGACGGCAATCGTTGTATGATATATTGCGAGAACGGAATCAACAGAGCATACTCTCGGAATGGTAAACCGATAGAGGCAATAGATCATATTCTTGCTGACCTTCCGATACTAGGGAATACGGTTTTAGATGGTGAGCTCTATTGCCACGGTTACACTTTACAAAGCATAGTATCCTGGATTAAGCGTAAGCAAGAAGATACTCTCAAATTAAAGTATCATCTATATGATATTGTAGCTCCTACGATCCCGTATAAGCGACGATCTATGATGATAAGGGGTCTACCTATAGGTCAATCGATATCGCCGGTCTACGGCGATCCTATAGCCTCTGAGAGCGAGCTATATAGTCGTTTTAGGGAATATCGACAGGATGGCTACGAAGGTGCTATTCTGCGTTGGGGGAATTCAGGATACGAAGACGGCAAGCGGAGTAAATCATTAGTCAAAGTCAAGGAGTGGGAGTCAGAAGAATTTACAGTTGCTAGTGTAGTGCCATCATCGGACGGATGGGGTATATTAATTTGTCATCTTCCGAATTTTGAAACATTTCGAGTCAGTGCTCCAGGATCAATTAATGAGAAAATTAAAATCTTAGAGAATAAATATCAATATATAGGAAAACAAGTAACAATAGAATTTGCCAACTATACTAAAGATGGCAAACCCTTTCACCCAGTAGCAATTAACTTCAGAGACGAAATACAATGATCCCAGATCAACCAAAATATGAAAGTTCAATAGGTGGTTCGGCACAGTTAGGGCCTGAACCAACTTCTTCCCGCTTAGATCGGCATGTAAATATGCTTCATGAAATATTAAACGGACTTGATAAAGCAAACCTACAAAGTGAAAATCTTTTGACTAAACTCCGAGGGAGTTTAGAATCAACTATAGACCCTACACCTAATAAAATAACAGAACAACAATCTGTGATGACTTCTCTAGAATCGCTTGGTGATGAAATTCTTGGTAAGATACATCGATACAATAATATGATCGATGAGATCAAGGAGCAAGTATAATGAAGGATAAAATCAGAAAATTTACGTGTATGATATTAGGTCATACCTGGTTTATTATTTTTAGTGCGCCGTCTGATACGGGTTATGTAGCAGGATATAACTGTTTTCGATGTGGTGAAGATAAAGCAATTGAATGGAGATAAAATGAAAAAATTATGGTATAAATTAATGGCTGTAATTTGCGCCCTTCAGGGAGGGTGCAATTTTGTTAACATTGGATCTCAGTTAAGGTGCAAAACTTGTAATAGATTATGGCTAACGAACAAAGGTGATCAATGATTACTTAAGCTGACGTAACCTTTCTTCAAATACGGCTTTGTCAACCATATCATCTTGGGTGGCAGTGCCGTTTTTTATTTTGCGGTTTATCTTACGTAATCGATCTTCAATTTCAAACATGAGCTTTTTGTTTTGGCTGGCAATAGTCACCCATCGTTCGTCACCTTGCTCAATTAAATAAGTAGTGGTAACTTCAAATACAGTATAGCCGCCACCACCTGAAAATAGTGAAAATATTACTGCCCACATACCCATTTCTTTTTTCTCCATTAGTCTGCAACTGACGCGGAAACAGAAGCAGCAATACCACTAGTAACAGGTTGATATTTAGTAACAAGTTTTGTTATTAATTGCTCTAATGATTCATCACCCTTATTTAAAATAGCATATTGTATTGCATCTATTTCTGCTTTAGTAATTTTATTTGCAATTTTCTTAGCAGACTTACCAAGTGCTGGAGGAATCTGTCCTAAAATTGCACCTAATATTGCTCCAATGCCGGCACCAGCTGGGCCACCAGCTATAGCACCAGTAATAGCACCAGTGCCAGTAGTACCAGCAGCTAATGCACCACGAGCAGTTCTAGCACCTGGATCAATTTTACCAACATTTCTTGCCAATTGTTTTCCTTTAGATCCAACTATCATTTTTTCTAAATTAGTAACTGTTTCTGGCGTATGTCCTAATAGTTTTCTGTCTGAATTGAGAATATTATTTGCTCGTCCTCTCATTGCTTTATCAAAATCTCCTTCAATATTTGAAATATCTGATAGTCTTGCTGTTTTTTCAGCTTGTGTTAAGGCTTTACTTTGTTGATGTCTAGAGTACAAATCCCTAGCTTTTCTTAAATTCTTTTGCATGCCTATTAAAGTGCCTTTGCCTCTATCAACCTGGCCTTTCTTTAATCCTTCTAAGAAATCATTAATTCCATTATATACAATATTAGCAGAAGCTCTTGGTCTACCTTTTCCGCTAGTTCTCAAGGCTTCAGTTTTTATAGTAACCCTTTGTAAATTCTTAACAGTAGGATTTTTAATATTAAGCAATCTATTTATTGCTGGTTTTATGGCTCCAATATCTTCAGGCCCATGACCTGTGCTATTAAGTTTTTGAATTAATTTATACCTAAATTCATCAAAGACTTCTGGCTTAACTCTAACCATGGATTTATCAACTACTCTATAAGCATCCTTATATCCCTGATGTAAATCCTTTAAGGTTGTTTTTACTCTTTTTCCAAATTCTTTTACAGCCTTGCTTTTAATGATAGGCTTTGCTATCTTATTAACAGCAAGACCAATGGCCGGAGTTAATATCATAGAAGTTAAGCCAGTAGTTGCTGCTTTTTCTAAGCGATCTTTTCCACCTTCACCAGAGCCAGCTCCATATATCGCACCTTCTACTCCTGCTACTATAGCAGGAGCAACATACCTTTGTATTATTTTAGGAGCTTGCTTAATAGCTTGAGTTCCTAAAGCTTTAGCAGCACCTGTACCTCCAGTAACTAAACCTCCTGCAATTTCCAAAGCTATATTAGTTCCAGGATTGCGTGTAGCAAATGCTTCTTGATCATTACGAATTGATTCCCTAGCTTTTTCTACTGCCGCAGCTTTTTCTACTGAAAAATCATCATATTTTTTACCAGTAACTTCGCTTACATCATCACCGCTTAATTGGCTCATATACTTAGCAAAGGTAGCAGCAATTGGAGCCATAATTTCATCAGCTGTATTAAAAGTTGCTCCGCTGAGAATGGGATTTAAGAAGTTACCTGCTTCTTTATCAGTCCAATCATAAGTTTCTGTTTGTTCAATCTTATCAGGTCTGCCATAATTAGGTTGAGATTTTTCCATATCAACATAAGACATAATCTCTTCTTCAGAGGCTCCACCAGATTCCATTTTCTGGATATTCCTAGCAATTCTGTCTGTGTTTTCACTCATGATTAATTACTCCAAACCATATTTACTTTTTGTGGCATCTAATCCACCGCCTTCTACATCAGTATCCCCTGGTCTAACATTGCCTTCAGTAAGCGGAGCTGTTGGTGCCCTAGGCTGATTCTTTTCATACCATTGAGCTTCTTCCCTATAAGCTTTTTGTAAGGCATTCATTATATTCAGCATAATTTCTTTTCTTACTTCAATGACTTCTTTGATCCGTTCATCACTACCGAACTGATCAATTTTGCCCCAACGATTCATCATAGCTTGTAATTCTGCGATGTTGACAGCACCAAATCCAGTTGCTCCAGATGGAGATAATGATTTTAACTCTTTCATTGTATCAATAACAGTCTGAGCATTAACTGTATCCATTTGATTTTCCCAATCCCTGGCATCTGATTCAGGCATCCAGGATGTAGCTGCTGCAGCAAGTCCAGTTGTCCAATAATCGCCAACTCCTTTTTCAAGTCTTATGAGCTCTTCCATAGAAGCATGTAATCCACGAAGGGTTGACTCGGCGGTTTGCTGAGTTGATCTATGTTCACCCAATCGTTTCATTTTAGTTTCGGCACCTTTTCTTGCCTCTACTTCTCCAGTAATGTCTACATCATATGTAGTTTTTGGATCACGAAGATCTATAAGTGTAGTTTTTAGATCTCCAATCTGAATTCCTCTAGATGCTTGATCCATCCAAATTCTTCTTTGCTCATCAGAAGCAGTAGACCAATCTGGTTCTCCAATATATGCTTTAACATATTCTAATCTAGCATTATTAGCTGGCTCAGGATGTTTAACCTTATAATCTTGAAGTTTCCTTTTGTTCTTTAAAGTCAAATCTTGTTTAAGCTGATCTGCTATA